CCGTGATCAGGCCCGTGATATCGGACCCGCCAACCGTGGTGACCTTTTCCGTTGCGCTGTCCGCCGTGAAAGAGCCCGTGTACGTCACGCCGAAATACTCGCCCGTGACAGGGTTCGTGATCACGGGGTTAGTAGCGCCCGCGAAGGCGATTGAGGGAAGCGCCGGAGTCCCGCCGTACTCAGTGAACGTCGTAAGGTCCGCCGGGTTGCTGCTGCCGGTAAGGCCCACGGTGCGCGGGCTTGCCCCGTAGATGTAAGGGTCCGTGGCGAACAACTCAACCACCACATTGCACACCCGGTAGGCGAAGTTCAGGTCAAGCGGGCCGGAGCGCTTCCGGGGACGGACGTTGACCACACCCGTGAGGTTCCCGGCAAGCCCCGGGAAGTTGAACGTGAGGGGAAGCTCAGCGCGACCGGGCCGGAAAGCCGTCTGTATGGCGCTGAGAGACGCTGTGAACTCTTCCGGGCTGTCCCCGTAGACCTCAAGCGTGAGAGTGACCGTACGGCCGTTCAGGTAGTCGTCACCGGCCCAGAGTCCGTCACGCTGGATCAGGGTTAGATCCGCGCTCCGAACCTCAGGCAGCGTCAGCAAACCGTCAACGCCAACGATCGAGATTGCGGAGTCAGCCTCCCCCATGACTAGCCCATCGTAGGAACAGGTCCACTCGTCAAGTTCTGCCATGCTCAGCCCCTTCTAGGGGACCTACTCAATTGAGTAGGTCCCCAGCCTCTTAGCGGGCCGTGCGCAGTGCCCAGGACACTTCACGACCGATTGCGTACGGATCAGCGTTGGACTGCACGTTGACCACAACCCCACCGGACTGACCGGCATGATTCGGGATGACCGAAGAGCCCTTCGGCAGGTTCAGCCACTCAGGGCCACGCTCACCGACCTTCGTGAGGCCGGACGCGGGGCCACCCATGGCACGGATCTTCGGAATGGGGTTGCTGGGAATGCTGATCGCAACCGGACCCCATCCGAGCTTGTCCGGGATGGCCCAGTTCATCAGGTCAATAACGTGGTTCATCGCTCCCTTCGTCGCGTTGGTAACAACCGCGCCGAGTGAGGCAGCGAACCCGCCTAGGCGACCTAGGCCGTTCTTGATTCCGTTAATGATGTTCGAGCCGATTTTGTCGCCGGAGCTAACCAGCGCGCCACCGGCCGAAGCGATCCGCCCCGGAAGCCCCTTCACGAAGTTGACAACCGCGTCAAGCCCCGCCTTCGCCTTGTTCTGCACGTAGGTAAAGGCCGTGTTCGTGAAGTTCATAATCGACTTCCAATGACTGATGATCAGCCCAGGTCCCGTGAAGTTCTTGAACAGGAATAGGATCAGGTTGAAAACGTCCTTAATCCGGTTCCATATCCACGTGAATACCTTCTCGGTCCAGTCCTTTACGGTGGACCAATTGAGAATGACCAGCGCCACCAGGCCGACGATTGCCGCAATGATGATCGGGATTGGACCCATGGACAGAAGCCACGCCGCAGCGATGATGGCAGCGTTAGCCATTGCCTCAACACCCATGAGCACCCACGCACCCACGGTGATAGCCCCGGACAGCACTGCCTGAGCGGCTTGCTTGATCCACCCGCCGACCACGGCCCACGAAGCTAGCACTTGACTTGCCGCCCCGGTCGTTGCCGACGCGGAACTAGACAGCCACGCCGCCACACTTGCCGCCGCCGAAATGGTGGCCGTGACACCCCACTGAACCAGCGCGGGCAGCAGAACCGCCGTGATGACTCCGGCGACGATTGCCAGGGGCTCACGGTTGGCAATGATCCACTTAGCGGACTGCATGGCCCAGGACACAACCGGCTGTAGCCCGGTCGTAAGCGCGGTCAGTGCCGGAATCACCTTCGACCCGATCACCTGAACCACGGACTGAGTTAGCGCCCGCTCGAAGTGCTTGATATTGCTTGACGCCGTGTTCGACATTTGGTCACCCGCAGCCTTCGCCGCGCCGTCAACCTTGCCCAACCCATCGACAGCCGTACTCACGTTCAGCGAGTAGAGAGCCTGTCCCATGTCCTCAGCCTGAGTACCGAACAGTTCCGTTGCGGCAGCCGCGCGCTTAGCCGGGTCCTGAATCGCCCGGAGCTTGTCTAGGGTCTCCCCTAGGGCTTCCTTCGCGGCTGGACCACCGGCAGCGATCTTCTCGCGCATATCGTTTGCGTTCAGGCCGATAGCCTTGAAGCCCGCAATCGTCGTAGCGCTGCCGTCAATGGCGCGGATCGAAAATTCCTTGATCGAGTCCGCCACTAGGTCCGCGTCTCGCGCGCCGCCCTTGAGCCCCTGAGAGATCAGGCCCATTGCGTCTTTGCCGTCTAGGCCAACCTTCTTGAACTGCACGCTGTATTCGTTGAACGTGTCTAGAAGGTCTTCCGCCTTATTGCCGCCGACCTGGGCACCGCGCGTCAGAATGTCGAATGCCTCTTGTGCATTCTTCGCCATGCCGGTTTTAAGCATCTGCCCGACAGCGTTAGCCGTAGGGCCGACGTCTTCGCCCAGGACCGTTGCCACGCTCATTGCGGACTCTGAAATCTTGGACATCTCAGCGGCAGTCGAACCGGCAGGGACTAGACCCTGTTGCCAAAGGTTCTTAAGCGCTTCGTTCGCTGACTCGATCGAGTCCCCGTAACCGTCGCTGTAAATCTTTCCGGCAGCCGCGCCGAGTTGCTTCGTCTGCTCCGGGTTCGCGCCTAGCTGAGCGGCAAGGTTCGCCGTAGCCTGCTGCTGATCCATGGCTTCGTTTAGGCCGCCCACTAGGGCAGCAGCGATACCACCACCAGCAACGGCAGCCACCTTCGCGGCCCTGGACCCGAACCCCTCAACTTCCCGCGAAGCCTCGCCCAGTGAATCCACTAGGTCCGAGACGTCGCCTAGCAGCGTGATCGTGATGGGACGTGCCACGGTTCCCCCTACGTCATTACGGGGGTTCGTCGCTCCCCATTCGACCGGCCGGAAGGTGCCCGGCGGTGTTCGTTGTTCTGAGCCTCAACGTCCTTCGTCATCTGCTCTACCAACGCGTTAAAGTCCCTCAGTTCAAGGGACCGGACGTCCCGCCACGTAAGCCCCTCGAAGTGGCCTACTAGGCGGGCGCACGTAACTACGCGTTGGTCCCGGTAGGGTCCGCCTTCGCCTTCGTCTTGAGCTGAATACGGAGCTTGCCCGCATCCTCAATCGTGAAGTCCGGGTTATCGCGCCGCTTGATCACGTAGGCCATAGCCTTGAGTAGCTTCGCCTTCCGCATGCCCGGCTTCGAGAGCGCGTCTAGCGGAGCGTCGATGATCTCTTCGATAGCGTCGATTTCGTCAAGGGTCAGGCTGTCGATGTTCAGCGAGAGAACTTCGGACATGTCGTCAACGGTCTTACGTGCGGGCATTAGTCGCTCTCCAAATGGTCACGGAGCACGGTCTCTATCTCGCGCTCATACGTGGCGGATACTTCGTCTGACTTCCGGGCCATAGCTCGGAAGAGGAATCGGTTAGGCCGAATGTGTCGGCGAGGGAAACCGAAGTGAATAGCACCCGCGTACGGCACACGGGCCGCTGAACCAGCCTTGACCTGAGCGCCCTTCGCGGACGCAATAACGGTGATGCTGCGCTCTAGCTTGCCGGGCCGGTACCTCCGGGAAGACTTCGCGTCCCGGTGACCCTCAGGGGCCGTACGCCGCGCCTCAGGCTTGACGACTTCGGCCGCCATCTTGTTGACCTCCCGAACCTTCCGGTTCAGGTCCCGGTCACGCAACGCCCGGAGATTCCGGTTTAGTTCGTTCAGGCCATCGACCTGAACAGTGAATTCCGAGCGTTGCGCCATGGGGTCACCTACTCAATTGAGTACGTGCTTAGCCACCGGGGTTGTACGCGGGATCAGCCTCAACGTAAGTGACCTTGAGCGCTGCCGTAGTACCGTCTCCCGGGTCAAGCACACGGAACGGAAGGGTGATCTTCGTAAGGTCATCGACGGACGCAACCGGGCTCTCACCCGTTAGCTGAACCGCCGGAGCCTCGAACTTGACCGAAGTCCCCGGAGTGATGCCGGTTAGGGTTGCGGTCACGCTGATGATTTCGCCCGCTAGGAACGCCTCATACAGCTTCACAGCGTCCCCGCCGAAGTCACCTTCTAGGCTGCCTTCGTAGGTCGGCACAGCGGCACGGACAGGCTTCTTCTTAAGCGAGGAACCCCGAAGGAATCGCCGGTCAGTGTTCAGGCCCAGGTCTCCCGTGAGGCTGAACTTCGAAGCGTCCAGAGTGACCGCGCTGCCATCCGCCCGCTTAAGGGTCAGCGCAACCGCCGTCCAGTCGTACGCCCGTGCGTCGTCCGGGTAAACCACCGGGAGGAAGCTAGCCTCAGTGGACGTGTGAGTCACGTCCTGGAAATCGAACTTCGCGTCAAAGGTGACCGGCTTCTCAGTCTCAGACGTGAGAGTCCAACCGGTCGCCATGCAGCCAACGTGAGTGTAGGCAACAAGCGTGTTGTCCGTGGTCGGCCGGATCATCTGAGCCGTAAAGCTAGGGGCCGTGGTGTGCGTGGACGTGGTGAACGTGTGCGTGATGTGGCCAGCACCATCGTTCACACCGCCGTCGTACGTGTCGAACACACCGGAGAGAAGGGCGGAAGCCCCAGCGTCTAGAAGGTCTACCTCTAGTTCACCGTCGCCACCCATGTTGACGATATTCCGGCGATCCGCGCGGGCAGTCTGTAGCCCCTTCCGGAAGCCTACGGACTCGATAAAGTCCCGCGTAGTCTTCCAAGAGTCCGCGTGACCCTCATAGCCCTTCGTGGTCGTTGCAGCGGTACCGTACGCGCTCTCAACGCCAATACCGATTGAAGCGTCAAGCGCCATGGCTTAGCCCCCTTCGTCTAGGTGATCCGCCCGCGCACATGCACGCGAACGGTAAGCGCTGAGTAAGCGCCGTCAGTGGTTTCCGCTGTATCGACGGAGGAAGACTCCGGCCGTAGGTCCATGAGCCCCGCCACGCTGGCACGGTCCACAGCGGCGCACGCGTCGGCGATTAAATCGCGGAGCCCGTACACGGTCCGCTCAGCGTCGATCGGCTTGCCCGGGGTAACCACCACGGCGTGAACTTCGATCGTGCCTGAGACGTTCGTCGGTTTGCGCGGACCCTTACGCATGCCCGCTACTTCGTTGTCATCATCGGTCGCGTTGCCCAGGAAGATTTGGTTCCGGCGATCAGCCTTGCCAGTCTCCGCGTAGGTGACCTGAGTACCCGCCGGGACACCGGTCTGTAGCTCAGCGAACAGGGCCGACTTGACGTCAAACATGAACGGCACTCGGCCCCCTTACATGAAAATGAACGGCAGGCGTGCGCGGTAGCGGTTCAGTCGGGCGTTCACCTCAGGCAGCGCCGTAGGTCGCCAATTACCGCCAGCCTGCGAAAGCTGGATAGAACCGAATTCGCTTTGTAGCTGTAGCGCCCGGTCCGGGATACGGGAAACGGCGTCAAGGCAGAGTTGCCGCGCCATCATCCGCACGCACCACCGGATACCCTCAGGGACCGGATTGATAAGGCCGTCCCAGGTCTGCCCCGTGTAAACCTCTACGTCTTCGCTGGCAATGTCGATTGCCTCGCTGAGTACCGCATCCGAGAAAACCCCGGAATCCTCTAGGCCGTCCAGCGCGCGAAGCTCATCTATCGTCGCGTATGTCATCCGTGCGCCTTCCCGGGAACGGGGCCGGACCTACTCAATTGAGTAGGTCCAACCCCAAACCCTCAGCCCTTAGGCTCCGCCGCCGATGGTGAGCACCTTCGCGCTCAGCTCATCC